AGCAATATATTGAAATATTAAATCCCATCCAAATACAAACGTATCTCCATATTCATCTTGAAGATAAAATGGAATATCTGGATGCAAAGCTTTTGCTGCATAATAATGATTAACTACATTATAATCATCATCAATACAACGTTCCTTTTCTAACTCTTCTTCAGTCATTTGAATTACCACGCGCTATAGATCCTTTGTATGGATTCTTAGTTTCATTAGTTAATGTAATAAACTTATCTGCAACAAATGTTCCAGCAACATTCACCCTAATCTTATCACCATCATCCCAGATAGGTGTTCCATCTTTCTTTCTGGTGTCAAGAGCCTTCTCAAGATCTTCAATAATCTGTTTAGTTATTTTCATTGGTAATATCCTGGTTTATAATCGGGAGATAATCCTACTTCAAAACCAGGCTGACTCCAATCTTCATAGGGTGGTTCTTTATCTACTACTGTGTGTTTGAAATGCTCAGTGTCAAAGTAAGATGGTGGCAATGGTTTCACATTATCATATGGTCCTTTTAATCTCTTCTTATACTCACGCTCATCTAAAACCTCATTAATAAGAATCTTCATCTCCTTTGCATACTCAGGAGTAAATAACCTACGAGGTGTAACAACAGCAGGTTTATATTCTACCTTTCCAGATGGTTTAGCATTAGGATCAGTAGGTCCACTCATTCCTTGAGTGTCTATGTAACTTCCTGGCTTGGGTTTATCAGACATTAGAATGCAGAATTAGGTGGAACTAACATAGGATGTCTACGTTTATGTCTAAAATCATCTTCAATTTCAATAATAATAGTATCCAATATTCTATTAAAAGAATCTGACATCTGCCTATATCCAGATCCAACATACATTTGTCCTGCAAAGACTGATACAGTTGCAGCACCCCAGAAGATATAATACCATCTAGATTTAACTTGATGTCTTTGTTTTTTACTTAGTTTTGTCATTTTTCCTCCAAGGTTCATTATGTGATAGGTCTAACCATTTTTTAATAAGATCAAGAATCTTTTTCATTTTCCTCTTGACCAATTATTAGTGATTGAACGAAAGAATCCCAAAACAACTTTAATCAATGATATAAACCAATTACCTTGAAGTTCATCAAACATAAACATATTCAAACGGAATGCCCAGTTTGCTTCAGTGATAATAGCATTTGCCATAGATTGATTGATAGGTATTGTATTTAATGTAGCACGATACTGTTCTTTAAATACTTTCTTATCATCAATACCTTCAAACTCATAAAAATGTAATCCTTCACCAGGTCTTAACTTTAATGACTTCTCAGCAATACCTTTAAGTATTTGCCCACCTGAAAGATCACCCATATATCGTGTATAATGATGTCCAATTAATAGTTCTGGTTCATCATCAGACACTTCACGTATTCTATCCACATAGCGTTGACATTGTTCTGTTGGTTTAATATGATATCTCCAAATTGGTCCATAATAGTATCTTAGATCTCTTTCAAGATTGTTTACTCTATTAAGAACTTTAGAATGAACTGGACCGAGAATAGGAGATTCTTTATGCTTCTCAAATTCCTCTTCCATCGCACGATAGATGAAATAGAAGTTAGCAACTAGCTGCTTATAACTTTCCTTATTAATAACACCACGTAAGAATGATCCAACAAACTTGGTATTCTCTGCTGCTGTATGAGACTTCTTAGTTTCTGTCTTTAATTGTAATGCAAAATCTGCTACTGTCATTTCTTTCTCCTTGGTACTTGTATTGTCCATGAAGGTGATACTAGATCAACCATCTCAAATTGTTTTTTATTCTTTTCCATCTGAGTTAATAATGCTTCACGTCCTGGTTCAGGTTGTATCTCACCATAATGAGGTAACTCAGGATCATACTCATCAATAACTTCATAAATCATATGATCAGTCTGCTGAAAAAGTGAATCAAATGTCATTCGAACTCTTAATTCACTTGCAACCTCATCAACTTGATCATCAGTTAATTTAAATCCTAAAAAGTCTGCTCTTACGTCAGCCAATTCATTCAAATTGATAGTTATTTTATTGTCATTTTGTTTAGTCCAATTTTCAATTAAAAGTTGTAATTCCTTAATGCGTTTCTTTGCTTCTTCAATTTTTCCTTCAAGATAAGTCATTTGAATTTACACTCCACCATTATCTCTGTAAGAGCAGCAAGGAGATTGATCTCCTGATCCGCGACAAAGGCAATCTGATACTGATACTTAGCAATAATGAGGACAGCAGCAGGAATTGTAGAAGGAACAAGGGCTTCGTAAAGAGCATCGTAAATGCGACGAAAAAGTACAGAAGAATCATTGTCCAAGTTATGGACACACCATTTACGTACTTCTGGAAAGTTTTTTTCTTTGAGGTTTTTAATGAGATCATTTACAGCAACGTCGGAAAATGTAGCAAGTATGCCACTATCTATCTTACCACTAACAGAATACCTCTGGCATTCATTTAAAACACGTCTCCAATCTGGAAAATGTTTATTGATAAGTTCTACTAAGACTTTCTTATCAGCTTCAATCCGTTCTTCGTCCAGTATGTCGTTAAGTCGTTTGAAGAATTGAGCAGCGATTCCTTGCTTCTCCTTACCTTTAACGGCAAACTCGACGACAGCACACCTTGAATGGAGTGGTTCAAGTATCTTGTTTTTATAATTGCAGGTGAAAATGAATCTGCAATTTCCGGCAAATTCTTCAATGAAGGCCCTGAGTAAGAGTTGTACGTCATTTCCCGTGTTGTCTGCTTCATCGATGATGATAACTTTATGTTTCGCTTCAGACGCAAGCGAGACGGTGGATGCAAAGTTTTTAGCGTTATTACGGACGGTATCGAGGAACCTTCCTTCATCAGATCCATTAATGACATAATAATCTACTCCCAGTTCGTTACAAAGTGCTTTTGCTACCGTAGTCTTACCAACACCAGGAGGTCCAGCAAGTAACATATTCGGTATTTCGCCTTTATTTAGAAAATCTCTAAAGGTTTTCTTAATATTCTCTGGGAGAATGCAATCATCAATTGTTTTGGGTCTGTATTTTTCAACCCATATAAAGTCACTCATTATCAACCAAAGGTGGAATCAGGTTCTAATGCTATGTAATATTTTAAACTATATTGACTATTTGTGAATTTTGATAAAAGCTTAGAAGAAACCACCACATCATAAGCACCAGGAATAATTCTAATATTTTCCACCTTAAAATTAAAGGTAAACTCTTTATCAGTTTCTCCAACTTGAACTGAGTAACTATTGGAAGTATCATTCTTCTTATCACGAACTACCAATTTAACAACACCAGCTTCACCAACTACACAGAAATCAGGAAGTTGATATACTGCTGCTGCTTTCAATAACTTTTCTAATGAAGTGCTATCCAACTGAAAATGAACGTCCTCAGAAGGTAATGTAATCTCCTTCTCAGGTGGTGAAATAATTACATTAGGATCTGCATAAAAATATTTAACTTTGCGTTTACCTTCACGAATAGTTAAATAAGAATCTTCAGTAAAATCTAAATTAGGATCTTGATGTAATCCCAATCCATTTAAAAACTGATTCAAATCATAGATAGCAAACTCACGAGGAAATTCTTCAACAATTTCTGCTTCTGCAAGAATATTCTTAGCAACTGAAATAGTACGCAGTTGATTTCCTTTCTTAACTAAAATAGAATTATTAATACCAGCAAAGTTCTTTAAAACTGTAAGGGTGCTGTCAGATAAATTCATTGGATCACGCAATTTCATAATTAGGGCATTTGTTCAAAATTTCCAGATGGCATTTTTGGTTTGCCATAATGGTCATCGAAATGTAAGAGTAGCATAGCATAATGTATGACTTTCATCAAGTCCTTTTTATTTCTACCTTCTTTACTACCATACCGACTACCATATTTTAAAATATTTGATTGACAAAATCCAGATGCTAATGATCTTGCTGCCATCAAATCTAAAGTCTGAACATTACGATACTCATGCGTATCTCCAGTATAATGTCCCCTATAAGTAGAGGATACATACTCCTCAATATCCTTGAGGATTTCTTCTTCGTGATATTTAAAATAATGTGCTGTCATTTCTTTTTCTAATTTCTCCTTAGCTGCTTGTCGTGTCCACCCATCATTATAGGGTGACCTTGCCTGTATATGTAGGTCAAGTAGCTTATCATTCTTCTCTTTAGGACTATTTCGATCATAATCATACCAATACTTAGAATGCTCTATATCATCCTTTATGGGATAATCTTTATCCATAGTTCCATTAATCTCAGAATCCAATAACCACCAGGCCATTATACGTAATTAAATAAAAATTCAGTTACAAGTCTCTCAGACTTTTCTTTACCAAACTTACTTGATAAGTATCCTCCTACTGGATCAAGTTTAGTCATGTATGCATCAAAGTCTTTATAAACGCTAGTATCTAAACCAGTTGGTTGTTTACATTCTAACATATCACCATAAATTGTCAAGTATTTCTCAAACATCTTAAGGTGTTCATCCACTTCAGACATAGTACAATATGCAATGTAAACATTTTCAGAGAAATGATTTCCAGGTTCAAAGAACCTAAAATCACCTTTTGCTTTTGGCAATCCTTCAACAGAAAATAAATGGTTTTCAACTGGATGTTGAAAGTCAAAAACTATAATAACTTTCTTATCAAAGAATCCCATAAGATCCATACCAAAACAGGGAAGATTACTTCCAGTCTTAGGATAGATGATGTTGT